TCAAAGATTATTCCTAACATACACTTTGTCAGTGACAGCGAGAATCATAACAGTCTTGTCATAGGTATGATACACAGCAAGGCCCCTAAAACAGTATTTGAACATAATAATCTACAACAACTTGACGATGCACTTGCTGCCGTGAGATTAGCAGGTAACGTGCCTTGTGTTGTATTTGAATCAGTCTACTCAATGGATGGCGATGTAAGCCCTATGAAAGAGATCTGCGATCTAGCAGACAAGTATGGTGCTATTACATATATCGATGAAGTACATGCGGTAGGGCTCTATGGAGACCACGGTGGTGGAAAAGTTGAAGAGCTAGGGCTACAATCCCGTGTTGACATAGTCAACGGTACATTAGGGAAAGCCTATGGTGTCCAAGGTGGCTATATTGCTGCCGATGCTGAGGTAATCGATGCCATCCGTTCAGTAGCTGCTGGATTTATCTTTACCACAAGCATGAGTCCTGTGAGCTGTGCTGGCGCTCTGGCTGCTGTTAAGTACCTTAAAGATCATAACGAGATACGTGAGAAGCATCAAGAACGCAGTCGTAAACTCAAACATAGATTATCTGTAGCGGGCATGCCGGCTATGGAGTCTACGACCACACACATCGTACCTATCCTAGTTGGGGAAGCCAAACGATGTAAGGCTATCAGCGACGACCTGTTGAACGAACACAATATCTACATTCAACCTATCAATTCACCTACGGTCGCTGTGGGAACGGAGCGGTTACGTATTGCACCTACTCCGTTTCACGATGATGGAATGATTGAGGATTTGATTACTGCTCTTCAAGCATCATTTAACAAGACTTATTGATTCTACAAATGCTGCAAGATTATCAAACACTTTAGTTTTGCGTTTGATCTCTCGGTGGGTCCACTTGTTTAATTCTTTCTCTGTTTCTAACCCATATCCGGTACGTACTAGCACAGGCACTGCACCGATAGTGTATGCTGCTTTAAGATCAGATATTTTATCACCTACAAAATATCCTTTATTAAATTTAATATGTTTAATTTCTTCTTCACATCGTTTAAACATTCCGACGTTTGGTTTAGCGAATATATCACTTCTTAAATTAGTATTACTATAAAATAACCCGTCTATACTAAGGCATCCTGCCTGACCTAATAATTGAAACATGTATTCATGTACACGTTCAACGTCAGAGGCGGTATATAATCCTTCTCCAATTCCAGCCTGGTTGGTGATGACAACAATTTTATGACCCATTCTCCGTAGTTTAGCAATTGCTTCTAGGCTACCGGGTATTGGTACGAAATCTTCCGGACGATAGGTATATGTTCCGGGATCAACATTAATAACCCCATCGCGGTCTAATCCTACAACACACTTTGGGGCAATGTTTTTACTATCGTAGAATGGTGTTCCTTCGACAGCTGGATCCTGTACTGGAGGGACATCAGTAGTCCATTTTATCTTAGACGACAGGGGCTGCATTTTGACTGTCACCCGGAGCAAGTCTAAACCGATCTTCTACATAGTCGCTAGTACCAACTTCAAAGATGATTGAGTTAGGCACCAATGCTTCTATTTGATGTGGTCCTAGTTCTGCAAAGTCTGCAGTCTTTCCTTCTTCTAAGATCGCTTCTTTGACTTCACCTGTGGCAACATCAATATATTTTACTTTAAACTTGCCTGCGTTCACAAACCAACTTTTACGTTTTTCTTTGTGGAACACAAGACTGGTCTTTGCGCCAGCACGTTCAAACACCAACAGCTTGCCACAGTATTTGTCGTTGTTGGCAAATATAATTTCAAAGCCCCAACCTTTGTCTATCTTACCTAGTTGTTGTAGATTCATTATCTTTTCTCGATTATTTTATCAATTAGTCCGTATGCCAATGCTTCCTTAGCACTCATGAACTTATCACGTTCCATGTCAGCAATCAAAGTTTCATATGTCTTCCCTTGACTGTTGTGCTTTGCGTAGATTTCTGTTAGATTCTTTTTCATTGCTAAAATTTCTTCAACTTGAATCAACATGTCAGTGGCCTGGCCTCGAGCACCGCCTGAGGGCTGATGTATCATGTGACGAGCATTTGGCAACATGTAACGCTTACCAGCAGTACCTGCTTGTGCTAAAAGGCTGCCCATTGAACAGGCCTGTCCCATTACATAGGTAGCGATGTCTGGTTTAATGAACTGCATACTATCATAGATAGCCATACCAGCAGTTACTGAGCCACCTGGGCTGTTAATAAACAATGAAATTTCTTTGTCAGGATTTTCTGATTCTAAGAACAACAATTGGGCTACTATTAAATTAGCCATTTGATCATGCACTTCACCTTCTAACATGATGATACGTTCTTTTAACAATCTACTGTAGATATCATAGGCACGCTCGCCTTTAGCAGTAGATTCAATCACCATTGGTACTAGACTCATATCGCTTCCTTTTTGTATTATTTCTTACAGTTTATATTCATACAACAAATATGTCAACCACTGTATAATTTATACGGAAAAACCTTGTGTTCGACATTATCTGAGTGTACAATAGGTCGTAGTTAAATACTTTTTTAAGATATTCCCAAATGACAACCTTGGTCCTAAACGCAGATGCACAGCCCGTGTGTCTACTTCCGTTAAGTATTGTAGGATGGCAAGAAGCCATTCGCTATCTTGTCTTAGACAAGGTAACAGTAATGGGCTGGCATGATGATTGGATAGTTCGTTCAGCCAATTGGTCCACTCGGGTGCCTGCGGTCATCATGCTTAAAGACTATCAAAAGCCCAAACAGATAGTTAGACTTAACAAACGCAATTTGTTCTTGCGTGATCAACATATCTGTCAATACTGTGGCACACATGTAGTAGAGTCCGAAGCTACTATGGATCACGTACATCCTATAAGTTTGGGTGGCAGATCAAATTGGTTAAACTTAACCACTGCGTGTAAGCCCTGCAACTATATGAAAGGTGCTCATACCAAAATGAAGCCCAAAATCAAACCCTATCGTCCCGACTATTGGGAATTGGCTGAAAAGCGTAAACAACAGGGCTATCACATACAGCATCCTAGTTGGGAATTCTTTTTGAGCTAATATTGGTTGACAGATTCTAGGGATTCTGTTACACTATGTAAGTTGGATGTAAATTTATTCAACAAATGTCCTTGTCTATCAAGGATTTTACTTTTTATTTTAAATATTGGAGAAAACGAATGTCATATCATTCAAAAATTACTGATCAGTTTGGTGCAGATCTTTTTAAGTTACTCGGTCCTAAAGCTGATCGAGTTAAATGGGATTCACTTAATCCCCAAGAACGTAAAAAACGTCTAGCAAAAATTCCGTTGTACATTCCTACCCGGTCATTAGGTAAACATCCTAAACTTGTAGATGTTGTTGTTTATTGCTTTAATCGATTAGTTAATATGGGCATTGACAATCCTCTACTTGGTATTGACCTTCCGGAATTCGAAAGTCTAGTTCAAGCAGCAGAATTATCAAATGTTCCTGCAATGAACTACGACGACCACATACTACGTAACATTGACATACTTTATAAAAATGCCGCAAAACAACGAGATGTATTTTTGCGCCATATCTTTGAAGACATCATCTTCCGTTTCAATCCTGGTCTTGTGTTTCCTGGTATTGGACGTATGAATAGCAAGGGCATGCTGTTTGTTAATGATGCACAACATCGTATTCTTGCTTGTATTATTTTAGGGATTAAACTTGTTCCAATTCAATATATTAACAGCGACGACGAGTATTGGGATGTAGCCCAGTATGCCGGTATTAATATTCACAGTTTGCCATCATCCGAATTTGACAAATTTCGTATCCGTGTGCAGAGATTTATCGAAGCGAAACTTGCAGGATATCCGATAGAACCAGACGATGAACTTAGTTACGAACTTCATGAACTGTTTGATAACCTTGGTATAACTGTTGCCGAAAAGGGTGATAGTTTAGGAACAAATAGTTTAGTGCTTACATCGATTGGTAATATGATTAAGTATCGTGAAGAATATAAGAAAGATGCATTTGATCGATCAACTACGTTGAATGCACAGATGTTTCCTACTTGTAAATTTCATACTGCAAACAGTTGGGGATTGATGGAGTTTTTAAAATATCAAGATTCCAATATCAATATTATGCAGATGGATTATGCTATTATGAATGCTTTGAAAAAACGTTGGACCAAAGACAATGTTGGTGGTCAAATGCATAGCCAATTCAAAGAAGCATACAAAGCACAAACAGGTACCGCAGCAACATCAAGCCGAGCTCCAGAGCCACTAATCATTGCTCACGGTATCTATCAAGTATGTATGAAATACGAGCCCAACATTGCTTGGATTGAGCCTGATTGGGACATAGCAAAGGTTGGTCCTAAGTATATCTTTAGGATGATATAATCATGCATAACTATTCCGAAATGAATGCGACTATTGCCAGTAGAGAACCCTGCAGTAGTTGGGAAGAAAACACCTACTATACCTATCCACTATTTGAACATTTTTGTGATAATCGAGATTACAAATATGTAACCATCTTTGGTTATTATAAAAACAAGTATGATTGGACAGACGAACAATCTCTTGAAATGTATAATAAAGCGCCAGATGGATGGACTGATGGTCTAGGTGTTTATCGATTATACGATTGGGGTCGCGGCGAAAACAAAATTGCTCGTGACGAAGATAGAGATTGGCATGAACCTCATTTGGATCACATTATTCCACGTAGTAAGGGCGGAACTAACGACCCTACTAATTTTCAGGTATTACCACGCATACTTAATATTGTGTTGAGCAACTTGACAGATGAGGCTGCACCTGCTATAATACCTTTATTGATTCAGCAATTTCCAGGAGTTAAAATATGATTAAAACAATTAAAAACGGAATTACGGTTGGTACTGAAGTTCCTATAAAACAAAAGAACGGTAATGTAGGAAGATGGGCTGAGAAAGAATTAAGCCAGAAAGGGCATGCTGTTACAAATGAAAAAGGAGTAGACATGCCTATCGAAGGTATTGAAATAAAAACTCGTAAAATAGAATCGTCTAGTCCTCATAGTGTTGGGTCTATGAGAGTGCATGACATCGTCGATACTCCGTATTCGATCTCTGTGATACGTGAAAAATTACAAACTCAATATAGAATTGGATATAGCGACGAAGGACAGGTTGTGACCAAGGAAGGATTGTACGATTGGTCTGATGATTACGTTCAAGATCGGTTATGTGAAGCCTATGAAACTGGTCGTAAACAAATTGCGGCAGATGCTGTTAACGGGTTCCATCCTCCTTATATCAAAGGAAACAGTTGGGGCTACTGGGAACAAACCGGTCCGTATGGTTCGTACACATTTCGTATTCCAAATGGTGCTATGACAAAATTAGAAAAAATTGCCGAAAACAAATCACTGTTTGACAAACTTTTTGATAAATGATTGGATTTTGAAATAACAAAAAAGCACCCTAGGGTGCTTTTTGTTTATCTACGTTTAAGTGCTTTTCGAGCAGCTTCAGACACAGTTCTTTTGTTTGCTCTCCAGCCCTTTTTTCTTTTGATTACGGCCATGATTAAATCTTACCTCTACGACGAAGAGCCCTGCGAGCGGCTGCCTTTGGTGAATTGTTTTTTGCACGATATGCCATAATTGACTCCTTTTTTTAAGTTGGTAAGTCCTAGTATACTATTTAATCCACAATGTGTCAACCAGGTTGACAAAACTGTTAAATGAGTATATAATAGTATTTATAGTTAATAGAGCCAGGAGCCCAAATTGCGCACACAGCCCGAAGTAATCATAGCACATTTAGAAGCAGATAACTCACGTCTAGCCAAAGAGCAGATCCTAGCAGATGCTATGGAAGAAGGACTGGACGAGTTCTTTCTAGGTGTTCGTTGGTGCTTGGACAAACTACATACCTTTGGTGTCAAGCAGGTTCCTATCAGTGAGCAAGACGGACAAGGACTTAGTTGGTCTAACTTCTCCGAACTAGCAGACGCATTGTATCGTAGAACACTTACAGGCCATGCGGCTCGTGATGCTATCAAGTTGGCTATGGATGTGTCCACTAAAGCTCAGTGGAACGGATTTTATCGTAGAATACTGATCAAAGACCTACGCTGTGGTGTAAGTGAAAAGACTGTGAACACTGTGGCAAAGAAATCCAAGAAGCCAGAATATGCTGTGCCTGTATTTGAATGTATGTTGGCACATGATGGTGCCAATCACGAATCTAAGATCACAGGCAAGAAAGTCCTACAGCCTAAATTAGATGGTGTTCGTGCTGTTACAGTAATCGACTTTGAATCTAAGACAGTGACCATGTACACACGCAATGGTAAAGTCTTAGAGAACTTTTCACATATCACAGATAAACTCACAGAACAGATTGATAACTTTGGCCGCAGTTATGTGTTAGATGGTGAAGTTATCAGTCATTCATTCCAAGACCTAATGAAGCAGGTGCATCGTAAGAGTGATGTACAGGCACAGGATGCCAAGTTATGTTTGTTTGATATCGTACCTTTGGTAGAGTTCAAACAGGGCAAGAGCGTAATGGCGCAGAAGCGTCGTACAGAGTTCCTTAATAACTTTGCCAATATATTTGCAGACACAGGCTGCATAGAATTGATACCCCAAGTAGAAGTTAATCT